ATGATTTGGGAACACCTTTCATAAATGCTTTGATATCTCCCTCTGCTGCTGCCTTTCTTTGCTTTGATGCAGACATACCAGTCACATCATCAGAATCTGGATCACGATCACCAGCAGACATGACTTCTAAATTATCAAATTGATATAATTTACCGTTATAATCTTTTGCTAGTTTATCAAATTCTTTGACACGATCACCACCACCAACTATTCTTACATTTGTATATCCATCATTATGTGCTTTCTTTAATACATCAAAGATAGTACGATTTGCTCCATCATTGACAATTCTTTCACTATGTTGTGGAAACATTTGTCTCATTACTGAAACTTTTGTATCAGCATCTAAAGGATTCTTTTTTGCATCCTGACTTCTTGAAGGCACAATTATATAATCACTCTCCTCTTCTTGTGCAGCTGCAGCAGCGATATCCATCAATTGTTGATGTCCTGCGTGTGGTGGATTAAATCTACCAAATGCAAGTGTTAAAGTTCCTTTTGTTTTTGGAACTGGTGGAGGACCTGCAGCGAGGTCTGGACTTTGAACTTGTTGTTGCTGTTGTTGCTGTTGTTGTTTTTCTAAATCAACGGGTTCTTGTTGCTGTAATTTTGGGTCTACAAAATTAGGATCTGAAATATTCTTTTCTTTCTCTGTTTGTGCTGGATCTTTACCACCAATTTTTTGTCTCTTATTAAAAAACTTTAGTCTACCTTTTTCTGTCTTTGCTACAAATTCCCCTGTTGTTCGATCTGTCCATCCACCATGACCATCACTTTCCAACCCCAATCTAGCTGCTTGTTGGGTTGCAGTGCTTTCAGTGATAAATTGTATAAATGTTTTCATCAGTTTCTGGTCAGTTTCAATAAGATCTCATTCTTATTCTGCGTCATATACTCAAGAATAGACGCTCTAGTATGTTTATATTTATCATCTTTGTCAGCCCCAAGTGTTTTATAAGAAAAAAACATAAAGTTATCGTATATATTACCTCGGATAACTCTTTGTTTTTTAAACTGATGTATCAGTGATTCAATTAAATCATTCATGAACTTGTTACAGGATTTTCAGTTGCAGATGTTGCTATCAGTTCTGTTAGAAACGGTCCTTTCTCTATGTAGTTACGATAATACAAATATTTTCTACCAGTTTTTTTCTCTATTTTTCTTTCAGCTTTTGATCTAAGATAAATTACAACTTTGTTACTTTCAACTTCTCTAATTGTAATTGTTGGTAAATCAAATTCACCACCAACACTATATCCAGATTTTAATTTAAATTCTGATAATTTTTGTGCCACATTCTTAAAATTATATATGGTTGCCTCTCCACTTGATAAATTTATCAACTCAACAGTATCTCCAGATTCTGGATCAACAACTCCAGCATTATCCTGTGTTGCAAATCTACTTATACCTGTACCTATTTTCATCGCCATTCCTTTTGGATCAAATCTTAAATTATTATCAATTAAAATGTCTGCAGATTTATAAATGTTTCTCATTTTTGCTGGAATTTTTGGTTCTGCTTCAAATGTACTTGATTCACTTAACATACTATCTCCGATAGCTGTTGTAAAGAATCTTGATACAGAGTTAAAAGATTCTCCACTTACTTGTCCAAATTGTCTTACATCGTCTGCCTTAATTGATGCGTTAATATCTACACCTTTCATCAACTTCATTTTCGCTCCATCTCTATATGTTATTGATACTTTTACATCAATCTTAGATGTTCTTTCATTGGATACACCATCTGCATCTATTTTAACAGTATCTACTCTCCTATTTGTATAAATGGTTTCTACCCATTTTCTAACACTATCTTTATTTGCATATGTTAAAGAAGCAATTACATAATCCAATAGTGCTTCTCTGTTACTTGGATTTATTAGAAAATCCATGTTTACTTTGGCAAGTGTTATATTACATATAATATTATCTGTTGCAGATATACCTTCATTTGGTGCTGTCTCATTTAAAATCGCTTTGACAGAAGTTCTGCCAGGCATAGGAGAATAACTTATTTTTCTTATTAAATTATAAACATCAAAAGCAGTAGTATCACGTTTTACTCTACCACTAGAAAATCTTGCTAATAATGCTACTGCAAACACACCCTCTGCGACGTTACCATAATTAGCACCTTCAGATGGTTTTTTTAATGATCCAAATTTTATTTTTCCGTCTGTTGTTTCTAAATCTATATCGAACGCTCTTTTTAGAGAATTTGCAACAATAAAATTATTAAAATCAGTGAATTTACTATCTTGACCTTTTAATAATCTAACTGATTGTTTCCTTGTATATTGATTTGTTAATTGATACTGCTCATCTTTTTTTTCATTGTTCTCTCTTTTAATATCTTTACCACTAGCATTTGTGGCTGCAGCAAGTTCTTCAAAGAGCTTACCCATTACTTTTAATACACCCTGTCTATCTGCTGCGTCTAGTCTTGCCATTAACTTTTTGACTATTTATTTCCATATATGCCAACTCTATTCCCTTGTGTTGTAACACAATTTTCTTTGCTTCTGTCATCTTTCGATGATAGAATATTACCTTTTCGTCTAATCCTGCGTCTCCACTCATCCTTCTTCCTCCAAATCTAACGGTTTACCAAAAGTTTTGTATGATAGTTGTTCTTTTAAGAAGTCAACTTGTAATTTTAAACTTTTGTTTTCTTTTTCAAGTTCTTCAATGTGTTTTTCGTAAACAGTAATCATATTTTGCAATTGTTCATTTTTTAATTCTAACTCATAATCCATAGGGGGTATAGTATATTATAAAATTAAGATTTTCTTTATTATCTATCGTCTGATGCACGGTTCTCTGATTCATACACATTAAACTCTCCACCAGGATATCTTTTCTTTAATTTTTCTACATTTCCTGCAACCACATCTTCAAGTGAAACATCAAGTGCGGCACAAGCTTGCATCACATACCACATAACGTCACCCAACTCAATAATAAGATGTTCTCGATTGTCGTCGTTCCAAGGCTTACCTTGGAAAACCATCTTCTTAACGATCTCCATAAATTCACCACCTTCAGCACTAATGCCAACAGCAGCAGTAAGAAGCCTGTGAATATTGGAACCTTCTCCGTCAAGATATTCAATACTCTCAAGAAAAGATTTATAATCTTTACTGGGATCGGATGTGACACCATCCACGAATAAAGCATACTTATCCAAGTCAACTTTTGATCCTGCATAATTTATATGAGGTTGTTGGTCATTATGTGTATTGTAGTCTCCAGACATAATTAAAACTTAAATTCTGCAAAAGTTTTTTTAGGAACTTTTTCTTCATTATACTCCTCTTTTGTTCCAGAGTCAAGCACATCTTCTTGTGCTTTTTGTTCACAGTCATATAATCTCATTTTTGCACGATCGACTCCGATAATGAACCTTTTAAAAATTGTTGGATCATTGTATCGATTCTTTAATTGTTTGATCATTATCTGCCCCAATTCCTCCAACTCCTCCGTACTAATAAGAGCAAACATAAGATCAGCAGTGGCAGGTAAACCGAAGGACTCACTTGTGTCAGTAAGATCGACATCACTACTACCAAAGCCAGAACGAGTCGTCTGAGTAGCGGAGACGATAGGTACATTAGTCTCAACTGCAAGACCACGGAGTTCTTCCGCAATCGCCTTAATATACGAGTAAGAACTGACACTTGCGTTTGCCCGATATCTACTGGATGCACATATATTTAGATAGTCAATAAAAATAATATCTGGTTTAAATGACTTCTTAAGTGCAAGTTCATTCAGTAATGCTTTAAAATGTCCTGAGTGTGCTGATGCAGTAGGATATTCTTTAATAATTAATGTTCCTTGTGTCTTCTTTGCAATCGAAGTTACCTTGTTTTCAAACATCATCTCAGGTAAATCTATCAACTGTTGGATTGGGACATTCAATAAATTAGCATCAATTCTCTCTGCAATTTTTTCCTCAGCCATCTCAAGCGTGATGTATAATACGTTCTTCCCTTGGAGTAGCACACTGCTTGCGACATGACACATAAAGAGAGACTTACCAACACCAGTGCCAGCAAGAGCAATATTGAGTGTTTTATTAGGAAGACCACCCTTCGTAATTTTATTGAAAAAATCGAGGTCGAATTGAATTCGAGTTTCCTTTTGGTGATAGAATTTAAATCTCTCTTCATAGTCTTGCAAATAATCGTGTCCTACATTATTATCAAAACTAACTGCTAATGCATCTGACAATATAGATGGAATAGCATCTCTAGTTTTTTTCTTTTCTGTCTTACCGTCAGCAATACTAATTGATTCAACAAGTGCAAGATAGATGGCACGATCTCGACACCATTTTTCTGTTGTATCAAACAACCACTGAAGATCACTCTTCTCTTCGTTTAATTCTGCTACTAATGTACTTATATCTTTAAAACCTTCATCACTAATATCAGTTCTTTTTTCTGCTTCAATTATGATTGCTTCTTTAGATGGTAGATTACTGTATTCAATAATAAACTTAGCAGTTTCTTCAAATACTACCTTCTCATGATAACTTTCAAAATATTCATTTTTAAGAAACGGTAATACTTTTCTAGAATAATCTTCGTTGAATATTAAGTTTTTTAGAATTGTGGTTTCAATTCGTTCCATAACTATATTCTTCAACAGCAATATCGTTTAACTTCTTCATT